TTTACGAGCTAATCCATTTACAAGCCAAACTAAAGCATCAACACAGTCATCATGACCACTAACTCCGAAGTTAGTTAACTCTTCAAACATATTTGTAAAATTCCTAAATCTATTAAATATTATCTTTCTATCTTCGAACATACCCATTATTCCTCTAAAACGTGCAAGCTTATCTGCTCTGAATCCCTTTACAGGATGCCAGATTAAATTATATAAGCCTTCGTTGTTCTGACATACTCTTTTAAAATCAGCCTCTAAAGATGCTTGGTATTGGACAGCCTCTGACCAAATGTCACATGTAGAGTAAGTAGGAAAATAATTTTCGTTTGCATCCTTACCTATTATTGACCAGTCGTATAGAAGCTCTTTTAGGGCATCTAATTTTTCTAGGTTACCCATAACCCTGATACGTCGATAATCAATTATGTGAATACGATCTTCTACACGGCCACCAAGAACCATAACTGTGTAATCGTTTCTTTCTTTTACACCAGCTGATAAATCAACTCCTATCCCTAGCGTATCAAACTCGGTAGATATCTCTGCTTTAACAATTAGTTCTGGAGCTAAGGATAATTCATTCTGTCTAACTATCTGATTCATGTACTGAAAAGAGAAAGCTATAGGTGCCTGTCTTTTTTTCTCTTTTAAATATTCAAGTGACCACATCTCTGGCCAATATGATTCTTCTTCTCCTGTTTTAGAGTCATTCAATATCGCTGATAAAATAATCTGTGTCCAATTATTCTGTTCATTAAAAGTAGTAGCGTGAATATCATCATGTCTAAACCTAGTGCCTAAACAAATAGCTCTAGCTCCTTCAAACATAGTAGGTGCTATAACAGCATTCCAGTTTTCTTTCATCTGATTTCTAATATCTGGATTAGCAATATCAGCTGATGATTTTATAGCGTCATCAATCATAACTAAATGAGAACGCTTAGATGTAACTGAACCTTTTAATCCAGCAGCACATAAAGTAAATTGCTCTTCACCAGTAGTATCTATACCTGCAAACTTATGATCTATCGACCAATACTCATTGCTGGTTACGTTTTTAAGTAATCTTACTTTGGGAAATACTTCCTGATATCTTTTACTTTCTATAATTCTTTTGATGGTTGCAGACTTAGATCTAGCAATATCCACGGTGTAAGACAGATATAAAACCTGTAAAGGCTGTTTAGCCTGTGTATGAATACCAATAGCCCAAGCAGTCAATAATCCTAATACAGTAGATTTAGCTGATCCTCTAGGAGCTAGGAGATCAACATTAGGTCCTGCAATTTTTAATAAACAACTACTATCTTCGTTCGTAACGAAATGTCTATGCCAAGTCTTATGATGCTCCGCTGGCGGTTTATCAGCTACGTATTCACAAAAATATCCAAAATCTTCTCTGGCTTTCAGTAATGATTCTTGATTTTTAGGTTTCTTAATCTGTTGCTTACGAGCCGCTGCTTTAGCGTTACGTCTATAAGCAAGGTGAGTATAAGAAGGCACTAATCAATAATCAAGCTACTATTAAATACTAACTTACTTCTTATCTTTTGGCTTCTCTGCTTCTTTCTTATCTTTATAAGTCTTAGCTGCTTTCTTAGCTTTCCTGGCTTTATCCAAAGCTGCAGTACGCTTCTCTTTATCGCTCATCTTAGAGCCATCTTCCTTCTTTTCGTTTTTATTTTTAAAGTACTCAAGAAGCTGAGGTGGCATTTTTTTCTTAGCCATTATGCAACAGTTTTATTTATTCACTTCTCCTTATTTTAACTGTACTATTCTTCCAGCTGCATTCTTGCCCAGACGCTCATTGTTGCTTCTTCTAGAGGTGTCTCTATGGGATCATCCTTAAATATAAACATTAACTCTCTGATAGCACGATCTGCACCAGCCATAAGTAATCCTTTACGATCTCTCATGTTAGTGAAACTCTCTATTTCAGATATAGTGCTCCTCAATTCTTTCTGCATCTGTGCAATTCTTCCTACACCTGCATCTCTTTTGACAACACCGTTTTCAATGTCTTCTCTTAGCTTTCTTATATCTTCTTGCATCTCATCTATTTCATATAGCAACTTCTTCCTATGGTCTGGTTTTTTATAGTTCGCCTTTATCCATAAATCGCATGGAGCTATGCTGCCCTCATACCCTAGAAATCTAGAATACAGGTAGGCTTCAATAATAGAATTATTATCAGATACAAAAGAACAAAAAGACTCTTGTGTTGCGGAGTCTAAATTATCTACCCAGTTATTGAATAGATCAATATCTATAAGCTGATTGGGCCTGTTTACGATCTCTTTCTTCGTCCCTTTCACGGAACTCTTGTTGTTGGCGAGCGGTTTCTCTTGTCTCCGTACCACCTTTACCGATCGTTTTTCTTTCTTGTTCACCAGCATCCTCCATTTTCTTTTTGGAAAATTCGTAAGCTACGCCAGCTGCTTGTCTGTACTTATCCAGATCAAAGTAGTCGTCTGATTCGTAAGTTTTATCAACAGCCATTTTAGTAACCTATGCTAATAATACCAAATTAGAAGTTGCTCATCATGTTAGCAAGACCACCTGCGAAGATGTCTCTACGACCTTCTACAGACTTCTGTCTTTGCTGTCTCTTTTTAGAAGCTTCTAACTTTTCTAGTAAATCTGAAAATCTTGTAATGTCAAAATAATTATCAGTATTATCCATCAAGGGATTTTCTTCAGTCATTTTAATTAAAAAGGTTATCTCTCAATGTATTATAACAATAGGTAGTCTTCTAGAAATTGAAGCCTCCCAATAATTGACCATAAATAGCCCCTTCTTGTTGTATCTTAGCAATATCTTTAGCACCCTGATTTTTAATCTTCTGAGTTTCTTTATCAATCTCTCCTTGAAGATTTGTTAGACCAGCACTAAACAAAAACTTTCTAGTATCTTTTATATTCTGTTGTCCAGCTTCCAGTTCTGCAATGGTTCTTCCTTCACTAAAGTAATCTGTAAAATCTTGTCCAGAGGTAACACCAACACCGGTTCTTCCTTCTAAGTCTCCTTGGTAAGTAGGTAACAGAGAAGCATCGAAAGTAAACTTGCGTTTCTTAGTCATATTACCTTCTTCATCTGTAGTCTGCTTACCATACATAGTGTCATAGTAATTATCTAAGTAATTATCATTAATCTTCTTAGTGTATTCAGTAGAAGATTTAAGAGAATCTCTTAAACCCTGTATACCAGCTCCTCCATAAGATTGAAGCTGTAAATTAGACATAGCACTGGAAAGTTCATCGTCAGTTGCCTGTCTTCCTAAGATGTCTTGATAGGCAAGTTTTATTCCTGATTGACGTTGTTTACCTAATAATCCTCCTTCTCCCTGATACATATTCTGAAGGTTGGTCAAGTATTGGCCAGCTCCTTTAGTTGGGTCTGTATAGCCAGGATCAAAAGTAAATGTCTCCTTACTCTCATCTATTTCTGTGTCTGGATCATCTTCTATCCCTGTATCTCTTGTTTCAGGTGTAAATCCAGCAGTAAGATCATATTTATCTATATAACTCTGCAGTTTATCCTGTGCCCCTTGAAAGCTAATTAAACCAGATTGTAACTGACTTGAAGTACGGTTATACAAATCGGTCAATCCTGATGCTCCGGACTTTCTTCTTGTTAAATCTTTAAGTGCTGAGTCAGCTTTTTCTTTATCGGCTTGTGCCTGTAATCTATCTTCTTTTTGTTTCTGATATTCTAAATACTTTTCAAAGCTATCATCCTTAGGAATCTCTGGAGCATTGTATACTGTTTTACTTCCCATAATACCTCCTAAGCTGACCTACGGATTGGACCAAACATACCTTCCATGGCAGCCTGACGTTCTACCCTAGCTTTCTCTAAATCTCTTCTAAACTGTCTTTGTTTCTGTTCTCTAAATAAAGGATTTTCTCTCATTCCTAGCATTGCTTCAAAATCCGCTATATTGGCTCCTCGTTCCAAGTCACGCTTTCTGGTTGAGTCAAATATACTAGCTTTCTTTTGTCTTTCAAAATCTAAATCTGCTCCGTACCCATAATCTGCAACATTCTGTCCGATGAACTTAGCTAGGTTAGCTTTCCTAGCTTCTCTGTTCAGCATTACATTTTTCTCTAGCTGATCAGCAGAAGCATCCACCTGAGCCTGTGCTGCAGAAGCTGCAGAACGAGCACCAAATATATTACCAACTAAACCTAAGCCTCCGCTAATTGCGGCCATGCCTAAATAAGGAATAGCCATATTATGTTACCCTCCCTTCAAACATGATTCCATTCTACTACCTGAAATATTTGCCAGCTATTTTTTGTTTAGTGGGATTAGTTTCTAGAACTCTGTTCTGAGCTGCCATGGCTCCCATGTTTCCTATAGTCAGTCTGTTAATTCCTTCAGCAGCTGTCAGTGCAGCTTGTGCTCCTATTAAAGGTGCATTTACAAGAGTTCTTATACCTTCTCTCATAAACTCTCTTTGTCTAGCTTCTTCACTTAAACCTGCTATATCTTTTAACAGTTGTTGATTCTCAGCTAGAAAATCTCTTTCTTTCGGATCTTCTATACCCAACTTCTTTTTAACCTCATTTTTCTTTTCTTCAAAACTACCATCCCCTCTAGTTAAGTCATATTCGATTTGCTCTTTATCCTTATAATAGTTAGGGGTTAATTTACTTTGAATATCTTTAACTAAAGAAGGTTTACTAATAGACTCATCAACATTTGTAACTCCTAGATATTCACTAACTGGGGTAGGCTGAAAAGTACTGGTTGGTATTATATTTCCTGAAGCATCAAACTTTTGTTGATCTTTAGAACTAAGAAAGTTTAATAACCTTTGAAAAATATTTGGTCCCTTTTTTTCCATTGTGATTATCTAGGATAAATATTACCGAGTAGCTGACCAGCCATTTGGACTTGAGTTCCAATAAGATCTCTTTGGAACTGCTGTTGTCTAGCTTTTTCCATAATAGGTAAGAGTTCTTTCATTCTTAGTGCTTCTAGCTCAGCTGCTCTTTCAACACCTTTCTTAGTTTTAGCATAAGGAGTTAATGGAATAGGTCCAAGACTAATATCTGGTCCTGTTAATGGATTATTTACATCAATACCTGTCACAGTCCTAGTTAATCCCTGTCCAAGACCTCCACCTAAAGCACCTCCAATAAGACCTCCTGCTAATGTACCTGCTCCAGGCATTATTGCTGTCCCTAATTTAGCTCCTAGTGCAGCTCCGGCAAAACCTCCTCCAGCTGTTCCTACTCCTCCTATTGGATCTCCACCTAATGCTTGTAAACCTCCAGCTAAAAGAGGTAATCTTCTAGTGCCCATTCTTGCGACACCCATTGCTCCTTTAGTTAAGGCTGACTGAGAAAGAGGTATAGCTCCATAACCTGCCGCCGGTACTCCTGCAGATGCAGCGGCAGTTTTAGGAAATAAACCATATAAAGCTTGATTAGTATATGAACGAGGTCCACCCATGGATG